CATGTCTTGACCTCAATGATCGGAATGGAGGGAATTTCACCTGCCTGAAACGACGCAATGCTGGCCATCAACCTGTCCGTATCGAAACGCACCGGTACATCGAATAGAAAACCAGCCGTCACGGTGGCTCCCTCAGCAGGCACATAATCAGGCATAAACGTGACGCAACCTGTTGCACTGTCGAGCGTGAAAGCTTCGCCTTCCGCGAGCCGCACGCCATTGACGCCAATCAGTATCGACCCACTAACCGGGCGCGTGATCGGACGGTCATAAGTTTCATAGCGTTTGATGAGCTGGAACTTCGCATGTGTGGCGTCGCCAACCCCAATTTGTTGATCGAATGGTGACGGTGCCGCACTGCCCGCAGCCGATGAAAAATCGAATGGATCGCGGAAACGAAAACTATGAAGCGAACCGTGCCGGGCCTCGAAGAAGGCAAGTACGGCTTTCAGATCGTCAAGCGAACGCAATCCCGTGCCTGCATCAAAATGGCGTCGGGAATGGGCCCAGCGTGCGTTGCGCTTTTCCATGCCCGACGTGAGCGTAATGATTTCATTACGCCATTCCGGGCCTCCGGTTGCACCAAAGGAAACTCCAAGTGGAAAACGGACATCGTGAAAGGCTTCCATCTCACAGTCTCCTGGCGCCGCGACGGACCGCTCCCGCCAGCATGGTTGAAAGCTGCGCTTCGGATTTGCGGAACGAGGATGCGTCGGGCGAAGACATATTGAAGACGACCTGCACAGGTTTTCCGGGACCGCCGCCGGTGGCGACCCCTAATCGTCCATCAGCCCCGCGCGCGAGCGGCAGGATCGCTTCTGCACCGGCTTCTCCGGTCAGGCCCAGCGAACCATTGCCCATGCCGAAATAAGTCGGACTGGAAACCACGCCGCCTTTGGCAAACGGCATGATGCCGCGAATGCCAGTCATCACGCCCGACATCAGCGACGAACCCAAATTTTGCAGGGGTTGAAGACCAGCGGAAAGCGCGGACCCCGCCAGATTGCTTTCGAGGCCGCGCAGCACATCCTCCAGCCCCTTACCGGATACGATAGCGCTTTTGAGTGCCGTGGTGAGGTTGGAGCCGAAGCTCGACGAGCGTTTTTCGAGATCGGTCAAAGCACGATCGAACGCGCTCGTATCCGCCTCGACGGAAACGGTTACAGTTTCATCTGTCATGTCGATTACCTGTCGGGAAAAGCGTGCATGAGCGCATCAAGGGCCGCACGCGAGGGGGCATTTGCGTTGCGCGAAACTGGCCCCAAGACAGCTGCAAATTCGCGCGGGGTCATTGCCCAGAAGTCTTTTGAGGAAAGCCGCAGCAAACCAAATCCCGCACGCATGACCTCTTCCCAGGGAAAAGGTTTGTGTGAAGGATCTGATTCAACTGCGGCACTCAAGGGTTTGACGTGGAATCGCTTTCCGGCTTTTCAGCGCTTCCGAATGTTGCCGTCAGAAGTGCTGAAACGATATATGCGAACCCGGCTGCACCGCCTTCGGCGCGCATTTCTGCCACATCATCATAGCTCACATTATGCCCACCCCCGCGTAGGCCCGCGCAAATGATGCGCTGCATATCGTTGGCTGCAAGTCGGCCTGTCGAAAAGCGCGCAATGAGGTCGGAAAGATTATCTGCCTCAAATGCGGTTTCCAGTTCGGCAAGCGCGCCAAGTGTAAGGCAGAGGGTCCAGTCGCGGCCATCCAGTTTTGCCGCAACCTCACCACGATGGCGATTGACCATCATAGAGCCTCTCCAAATGCAATGAGCCCCGCCGATTCCAGCGCGATCTCGAAAGTCACTTCCGCATCGTGATTGCCACCATACTCAAGCGCCACGATCTGAAACGGTCCGGTAATGGTGCCGAAATCCGGCAGCACGATCTGCCAGTTGCGGATTTCTCCATTAAAGAACAGACTACGGATCAATGCATCCGAAGCCGCATCTTTGAAAATACCTGATCCACTGACGGAAGCGCGCTGCACACCGCTTCCAGCAAGCAACTGCCGCCATCGACCCGCCGCATCAGCATCCGTCACGTCCACTGTTTCGGCATTGAAAGCAATGCGTTTCGTGCGCAAGCCTGCACAAGTTTCATACGCACTTTCACCGGCTGCGATTTTCAGCAAGATATCCTTGCCGCGTTGAGCTGCCATTTATTGATCCTTGAATTGTGCGTTCCCAGCACGGCTTTGCTGCCGGAACCGCGTAATATCTAACGATTGGAACAGGTCCGCCCGGGGTAGTTTATTAGAGCGCATCCTGTCCGAAAACCGCGTCACACTTTTCGGGATGCGCTCTAATCAGCAGGTTCGGTCACTGCCCGATAACGCATGGTGCCGAGATAGCTGCCGAACCCATCGGTGTTACGCGCCAAAACTTCGGTCAGCATCAGATTGATGACCCGATGACCGTTCACTTCAAGCGGTTCCTCATCGAGCCGTGTGGCAATGCGCCCGGCGATATCAAGCACGCGTTTGCGTCCCGCCTCACGCGCCCATATCTGGATATTGAGAAAATGCTCGCCCCCCGGCTCACTCGCCGTGCTCCAGTCCTTACTGAGCGTTTCGCCCAAGGTGACATAGGGAAAAGGCGTTTTAGGTGGCACGTGGTCGTAAACGTGTTCGCCACCAAGAGTTTCAATAAGTTCGTCGTCGTTCTTCAAGGCCTCATAAAGTGCTTTCTGCAATGCGCTCGCGCCATTCTTCATTTTGATCCCCGCTCGATTTTTGATTGTCACCTCGGGTGTCCAAACGCCCGATGGCAATATCCTCCCGCACGGCTGCCTGCCTGAAGCGCAGCGCGCGTATGAGACCTTCGAAGGTCAGTTTCATGGTGAGGTTCAACGCCCCTCCTCCACTGCAAGACAAATGAGGTAGCGCCCGCTTTCATCCGGATCGTGTACGGAACGCAGCAAAAACAAGCGCCCGCCTTTGCGCAAACGCTGACCGGATGAAATATCCGCACGATAACGGACCAGAATCCGATGCGTTATCTCTGGACGTGAGCGGGTTCCAAAATCGCTCTGGTTGCTCGATAAGGGTTCGATGCGTCCCCATACAGATGTAATTTCCGACCAGGTTTCACGATAGCCGCCCATGCCATCTGCAACCGGCTGCATGGCTTCCAAGGCCAGCTCAGCTGTGAGCTGGCCCGGATCAATAAACAGCACATTGTTCATAGGGATATGCGTCGCCAGCTATCCACCATCTGGTCGACAATCGGCGGAATGCCCTGCTTGCTGTCGAGACCAGCGCGGTTTTCGTAGAGGTGTGCGGTCAGCGTGAGTATCGCCTGCTTGATCGCATCCGGCACTTCGACGCCAGTTTCGCCAAACCCGGCGATGAAATCCACCTCAAGACCGCAGAATGACTGCGCGTCGGGATATTGCGCCATGTAAACGCGTTGCGGGCGACGGCCATGCTGGAGCATGAACTCTTCCGGTTCCATGCTGATGGCACTTCCATCGGGCTGATAGGCAACCACAGCGGTCACCGCTTTCGCGGGATACTTGAATAGAGCCAGACGCCCCGAACGCGGCCAGCGGTCCACGCGCAAACGCCATGTCTGGTCGATGAGTGCCAGCCCCGTTTCGGCTTCGACGAGTTCGCGCGCCGTCTTGATGAGACGCTGCAAAATGTCGTCTTCGCTGTCATTAGATATCCGCAAAAATGCGCGCGCATCGGCGATCGTCACCGGCTCGAGCGCCGGTGGCGTGACAAGAAACATCGTCATTTATTTTCCCCTTAAAATAACTCTCAAATCAGACAGTTACGCGTGACATTCCAGAAAAAGATTCAACGTGTTCGCGAACTGAATCTAGCTGCCAAAGTCGGCAGGGTTTCCCAAAAAGGGACTGTAAAAACTGACAGCAAAACCGCTGTCATATGTATTAGGCTGCAAATTTCAGAAGCTTGATCGCGTCAAAATCCTGTACGCCACCGCCCACGCGCTTGGTGGTATAGAACAGCACATAGGGCTTGGCAGAATATGGATCGCGCAAAACACGCAAACCAATACGGTCCACAACCAGATAGCCACGCTCGAAATCGCCAAAAGCAATCGCGGTACTGTCGGCTGCGATGTCTGGCATATGCTCGGCCTCAACAAGGCCAAAACCCATCAGCGAAGCTTTTTCACCAACGGCTGCAGGTGGCTGCCAGAGATAGTTACCGTCAGCATCTTTCAATTTGCGCAACATGCTCTGGGTCTTGCGGTTCATGACAAAATTTGCGTTCTGGCGATAACCGGCTTTCAGCGCATAGATAAGTTCGATGAGCTTATCGGACGGTTCCGAAGCAGGCAGCGCACCATCGACACCCGTCGCGATATGACCAATCTTGCCCCATTCCCAACTCGTATCTGCAACTGTGGCATAGCTCAGGAAACCCATCGGCTTGTTCACGCCGTTACCGGTGATGAAGGCAGCGCCTTCCTGTTCAGCAAAAGCTGCTTCCACTTCCTCAGCAATCCACTGTTCCACATTGACTGCGGCATCG